TGGCATCCGGCAGGCGATCAGCCCGCCGACTTCCAGCTTACCGCGCTGCTCACCACCGGAGTAGGTGTGCAACTCGGGGTAGTCGACCAGATCGATCGGCTCCCAGCCTTCGCGCATGCGCAACACCAAGGAAATCAAGGCCATGGTGCCGTTCAACAACGGCTTCACGGCTCTGGCCTCCGGCGGTTATGGCGTTGGCGACGGCGTCCCGCTGTTCTCGACCGCCCACCCGCAGGTCGCTGGCCCGACCATTTCGAACCGTCCGACCGTCGCTGTCGACCTGAATGAGACCAGCCTCGAGGCTGCCACCATCCAGATCGCCAAGTGGACCGACGATCGTGGCAAACTCATCAACGCGCGCGTGCGCAAGATGATCGTGCCGGTTGACAACCAGTATGTGGCCACTCGGGTTCTCGACACCCAGCTGCAGCCTGGCACGGCCAACAACGACGTCAACGCCATCCGCGTGACCGCCGCGGTGCCGGAAGGGTTTGCTGTGAACCACTACGTAACTGATCCGGATAGCTGGTATCTAGGAACCGATGTGCCTAACGGCGCAAGGTACTTCAATCGAGTTCCTGTGAGCCAGAAGACTGACGGTGACTTCGATACTGGTAACATTCGTGTGAGTCAGCGCGAAAGATACAGTTTTGGCTTCTCCGATTACTTGGCTATCTGGGGTTCTCCTGGGGCTTAACTTGCACTTTACTTGAGAATTTACTTTCAAGTAAAATCCAAGAAAATCGGCAAGTAAAACGAAAAGGCCCGCTCGCGCGGGCCTTTTTGCGTTTGGTGACATTCAGGCGACTTTGATACGGGGAAATATTTTAGCTGTTACGAAAAATATCTGTTGCTTAGGCTCCTTGCGCTCGGTATGAAGGTGACGCGACTCAATCTTCACAAAAAGGCACAAGGAGCCTTAGTCAAAATGATATGCACCGGCTGCAATCAAGACAAGCCGATTTCTGCGCGGGGGCTTTGCTCCGCTTGCTATGCCCAATGGCAAAGAAAAGGTACCACTGAACGCGTTCGAGTAAGAGGGCTAAAGGGCAAGCCTTGTATTATCGAGGGCTGCAACAAGATCGCTCACGGTCGTGGGCTGTGCCATATGCATCTCAAAAGAGAACGGTTGACCGGCACTACGGCGGACCCCCGCATTGGGCAGCCGCCGCCGGTAACGTTGCACCCCCTCTACCCGCAGTGGGTGGACTTCCAGCGCACACGTAACCCTCGTCCTGTAGTACCCGAGTGGAAGGAAAGCTTTGAGGCTTTCTTAGCCGGGGTGGGAACACGCCCTTCTAGGCGCCATCGTTTGTACCGGATGGATAAGTTACTTCCTATGGGCCCGGGCAACTTTGAATGGCGCTTGGCGCTCGTCGAGAAAGAACCTGGCGAAGCGAGCAATGAATACAACAAGCGGTACCGTCGTGCGCACAAAGACGAGTATGGCACCGATTATCATGACGCGGAGCTGCGTCGTAAGTTCGGAATCACCTTCTATGATTATCGTCGAATGATGGAGGAGCAGTCTGGGTTGTGCGCCATCGCGGGGGTGCCGGAAAGTGCTACCCGGCATGGTCGCGCACAAGGAATGGCGGTCGATCATGACCACGTCACCGGTAAGGTTCGGCAGCTTCTTACTGGGGCTAGCAACACCGGGCTCGGTCTGTTCAACGACAGCCCTGAGCTTCTCGCCAAAGCCATTCTCTACCTCGCCAAGCACGCGCCAGAGAACGGCCAGCAGATGGTCGACGATGCCATCGCTTACCTGAAACGCCACCCCGTCAACACGCTCGATAAAACGGCAATCCTGCCGCAGACGTACAAACTGGAAGGAACCTCAAATGCCAATTGAAATCCCGACGGAAAAGAAGCGGAAGGCATGGGCGAAGAACCTCGCCAAGATGGACGAGCCCGTGCGCAGCATCGCGTCTAGGTTTGATCCATGGGGTCGCTACATGATGACGGACACTGGTCAAATCGTCCGTATCGACGCCTTCTACCAAGACGGCACCTTGCTGGTTTGGATCGACGACGAACTCAACGACCCCAGCATTCCGACGACGGGCTGTCAGGTGTTCGGTATCGATCCTGATCTACTCATACCGTGGACGCAGCCGTTCGACGCTTGACGCCAGACCATAAACCCGTTCTACAACACTGGCTGGCTTCATCCCTCCTCCCTTGTCCAGCCTGCCCGCCTCCCCATGGGTAGCACCTCGGCCCTCCCCGTACTCAGGAGGGCCTTTCTTTTTCCCAGCCCCCGGCGTACTCTCCCCAAATCCGACGCGCCGTGGGGTACCCACTCCCTGGTTTTCTCCAACTGCGGGCGTCCTCAAGGAGAACTGGCCATGGCCACCACGAACTTCCCGAACGGCATCAGCTCGTTCGGAATCCCCATCTACGGCGCCAGCGCCGTCGCTCCTCCGCTCACCAATCAGGTGATGTTCGTCGATACCGTCAACGGCGTGAACGCCGGCACCGGTAACGGCCCTAACAACCCGTACCAGACCATCGCTTACGCGCTCACCCAAGTGACCAGCGGTGCCTACGCGACGATCTACGTCATGCCGGGCAGCACCACGACCATCTCCAGCGCCACGGCGCTCACCCTCAACGTCGCCAATGTCGCCATCATCGGTCTCGGCACCGGCGCCCAGCGCCCGGTGTTCGCCTACACCACCGCCAACACCGCGGCGGTCGTCGTCAGTGCCGCCAACGTCACCGTCCAGAATATCCGCCACACCGGCGGCTTCCTGTCGATCGCTCGAGCCTACACCGTCACGGCGGCCGGCTTCACGCTCGACGGCTGTTCATTCACCGACAACACCAACGTCCTCAACTTCCTAAACATCATCAACTGCACCGGCGCGGCCAATACCGCCGACCGCCTGACTGTCACCAACAATTCCTGGTACGGCCTTGGCACGACCTCGGTGAACAGCCTCGTGCTGACCGCCAACGACATCGACCGCCTGACCGTCTCGGGCAATTTCGTGCAGTCGCCGAACACCACCGACGCCGCGTGGATCACCGTCACGGCGGGCATCCTGACCAACGCCTCGATCGCCTACAACCGCACCTACCGCAAGAACACTGCGACCACGGCCGGCGCGCTGCTCAGCCTCGGCGGTACGACCTCGACGGGTTTCATCAACAACAACTATGTGCTCTGCCTCGACGCCTCGGCGCCGCTGCTGTTCACCGCGACCACGGGCCTTGGAGCTTTCGAGAACTACGTGTCCGGCGCGATCACCCTCTCGGGTCTGCTCACTCCGGCGAACGCCTAAACCATGTAGGGCGGGGCTCGTCCCCGCCCTCCCTTCAAAGGAGACCAACATGGTTTACAAAGCTCTCGACATGGACCCGCCAGCGGTAGACGCCGATGGCATTTCCAAGGCCCAGACGACTGCGGGCGCAGCCAACCTTTTGCTCAACGGCGATCAGGTGGTAGGCGGTGTGTGGAACATCTACACGATCGTCACTGGTGGGGCGTATTCTTCCGGGGTCGGCGGGGCGCGGATCGCTATCGACAGCGCCGGCGACGTCTCCAGTGTTATCTTCACGGTGACCGGCACCGACCAGGACGGCATCGCCCGGACCGAGGCCATCACGGGCGTGACCACCACCGAGGTCAATTCGGTCATTTTCTGGCAGACGATTTCACGGATCGCCGCCAGCGCGCAGGTTGCCTCGAACGTCAACGTCGGACCGATCGGACAGATCGTCAGTCCGACCATCGCCCTCAACTGGCGCAACGATTTCGCCGCGACGTTCAACGCTTCCGGCGTCACCGGCACGCTGCAGTACGACATCGAGGAAACCGCCTCCGATCTCACTGGTGCCACCGATCCTTCGACGTTGTCCTGGGCCGTGTCACAGTCAAACAAGACCGCGGACCTCACCGGGTCTTTGCTGAACTACTCGACGGCGGCTCGTATCAGGTGGGATTCGTATTCGTCGGGCGCCGAGATGCAGTTCTACATCCGGCAGAACGATTACTGACGGGAGGTCGTTATCTCGACCAGCGGAACGACTATCTGGGACTTGCCCTTCACCGACGCGATCGAGGAAGCCTATGAGCGCGCGACGGGTATGGAGGGCGGCGCTCCGCGTGACGGCTATTCGATGCGCAGCGCCCGCCGCAGCATCAATCTGCTGTTCGCGGACTGGGCGAACCGTGGCATCAACCTCTGGACCATCGAAGAACGCTCGCAGGCGCTGACCGAGGCGGACGGGTCCTATGTCCTGGGCACTGACATCGTCGACGTCATCGAGCAGGTCATCCAGCTAACGGGCAGCAGCCCAACGCAGCGCTACGCTATGACGCGCGTGTCGATCACCACCCAGGCGACGCGCACCAACCCGACCACGCAGGGCCGCCCCACGGAGGTCTGGTACGACCGCGGGCAGGCGTCGGTCACGGCGAACATCTGGCCGCTTCCCGACGCCACGGGCAGCTACACGATGTACTATTGGGTCCTGCGGCGCATGGACGATGCGGGCGCCTACACCAACACCGCCGACATGCCGTTCCGGTTTCTACCCGCCTTCATCGCCGGACTGGCGTTCTATATCGCCCAGAAACGCCAGCCGGATAACCAGGCGCTGATCGATCGGCTCGAAGCGGATTACGAAAAGACGTGGCTTCGCGCGGCAGAAGAAGACCGGGAGAAAGCCACGCTAAAAATTACGCCCAGGAGTAGCTCTTACCGGGTTGGGGCCTGATGAGCACTAGCAGCGGCCAGAACGCCATTCGCCCCGGTTGGGCCCTTGGGCAGTGTGACCGCTGTGGGTTCCATTACAAGCTAAACGATCTGCACGCGGAAATTTACGACCAGCGGCCAAACGGCTTGCTCGTTTGCAAGACCTGCCTCGATGTTGACAACCCACAGCTCCAGCTGGGCCGGGTGTCCACCTACGACCCGCAGTCGCTCATCGACCCGCGGCCCGACATCAACCGTCCCGGCTCCACCAGTTACTTCGGGTGGATGCCTCTTGGCGGCGCCACGACTCTTTTCATTCAGTGCAGCGTCGGCACCATCACGGTGACCGTGACATGACCACCCAACCAGTGCTATTCATCTAGCAGTCCAAGGAGAACGCTATGGCGAACGAACCCAAAGGCATGAAGAAGGCCATGCGCGGCAAAG